AGGCGGCGCCAGGCGTCGTCACGGTGCCGCTGATAGCCGGCAGCGTGGTCCCCGCGCCGTTCGTGATGTAGAGATTGCAGCCGGTCAGCGAGGCATCGGCCGGCGTCCAGCTCGCCACCGCCTTGCAGGTCTTGCTCGTGCAGTCCAACGTCTGCGTGGATTGCGCCTGCGCGCCAAGCGCAAGCACGGACAGGGCTACGGCAACAACGGATTTACGCATTACTCTTCTCCCGAGGTTTCGGATACATCGCATGCGGCAACTGGTAGTGCGGGCCATCCCGCAGCTTGGGCCAGTCGCCGCCCCACTCGATCGGCACGCCTTCGATGCGCGCCGCTTCAAAAAACACGTTCGCCAGCTTGTAGTACAGCGGCCAATCCCATCGCACCTTTCCGGCAACCGTCGCGGCGATGTCCACCGCATGCCCGGTCAGGTGCCGGCTGTTCATCGTCTGCGAGGCGCCGGCCTTCACCAGCTCGGCCTGACGCGCCGCCGTGCGCACGCCTTCCGTCACGACGAAGCCGAGGCCATCGGCGTGCGTGTTGCCGAGCAGGTCGGCAGCGCGATACACGACGCGCCGCAAGTCCGGGTGAATCTTCGACACGCGCTCGATGCAACGCTTGGTCATGTCCATAACTAGAACTTGATCTTTTCATGGGCCGTTAGCCAGCCAAGCGCCATCACCGACAGCACGCCGACGATGTACAGCAAGCCCTTTACCGTGCGCTTGCCGACTTCCTGATAGGCGCTTGCCGTCATCATCTCCACGGCCTTGGTCGCGGCGCGGGTTGCGATCTGGTCTATCTGATCTTCGGTAAGCTGGACATGCTCACGGCGTTCTGGGCCGGCGTAGGTGTTCATCGCTCAGAACTCCGCGATGCACTTCAGATCCCATCGCGCAGCCGTCAGCGTCACGTTTGCCGCCGCCACCGCCTTGTCCTTCACCTGCAACACGCCGTTCTGGCTATAGCTGAACTTGATGGCGCCGCCGACGATTTGATAGCTCGCGTTGCCGACGCTGTTGTGCGTGATGTCGATGTAGTCGCCGGCCGTGAAAGCGCCATCGCCCGATGACAGGCAGCGCAACACCCATCGCACATTTTTCGGCAGTGCATTGATTGCCGGGGTCGGCACAAATTGCCAAAGCTGTCCGATCGCGGAATTAACCCATCCGAATAGGCCGTCCGAGCTTTCCCGTGCCTGCACCCCATAACTGCGCACAGATGGCAGCGTCCAGATCAATACGTCGCTTGCGCTTTTCAGCACGAAGTCATAATGCACACCCGGAGTCAGCCAGATATCCGCCTCGCCGCGCGAGTTGAGAATAACCGGGTTGGTGTTGGCAGCTGTCTCGCCAGCGTCCGTATACGTGTCCTGCGGGGTTGTCGTCCCGGCCGCGTAGGCGTAGAGTTTTCCCCCTACCAGCGGATCGCCGTTGTTGTCGAAGAACTGCGGCTTGAACGGGCTAAGTCCGGCCATGTTGGACCCTCAATGCAAAAAGCCGCGCGGAGGCGGCTGGAATGTCGAATTGGATGATTGCCGTGCTGTTGAAACCGCTGGTCCTGCTCGTGCTGTTTGTCGGCGTCCTGCTGCCCATCAAGCTGGCCTTTCAGCGATGGATGCCGGACGGGCGTGTAAAGCGCCTACTCCTGCGCCGCATAAACTGACGGCGCGACGAACTGTCCGGCAAGTGCACCGCGGCCATTCCGGAGCAGAAGATCCGACAGGCGCAGCGAAGCCGGCGCCACATAGCTTGGCGTCGTCATGCGCGCCTGATAGGCGGGTGACAGTATCGCCGCCCGCGCAGCGGGGCGCCCGACCAGCCAGCTCAGCGGCAGCATACTGCCAGACGCCATGCTGGTTCCGGTTGATGCGATCCAGTCCAGTGGACTCACGCCGGGCATGCTGCGGCTTATCTCCTGTGTCGCCTTCGGGAACGTGCGTCCGATTTCGGCAACCTGCCTCAGCTCGCCGCTCAGCGGTTTTCCCTTCTCCAATTGCTTGGCAAGCTTGGAAGTGACGACGTTTCCCGTGCTCTCGTTGAGCGCCGCCTGCACGCTGTAGGTCTTGGCAATCGCCTTGCGCGCCTCTTGATAGGATTTCAGCAGGTCAGGATCGCCGAGCGCGGCCACATGCCGGCCGACTTGATCCTCCAGCGCCGCGGCAGCCGTCTTTGCTGCCTTGCCGATCTGCGCATCGCCCTTGCGGAACGCCTCGTCCGCTGAATCACGAAGAACCGAAATTGCGTCGATTGCCGAGTCGGCGCCAAACTGCGGCTGGCGCAGCGCCTCGACCATGCCGGCAACCTTCTCGTTGGTCAGCCCCGGAAAGCCCTTTGACGCGCCCTGATAGCGGGCCATGATGTGATCGAGTTGTGCGTTAAATAGCGGGTCCGCCTGCACCGTGCCGGTTGCCTTGACGGCCTCGTATGCCTGCCCGGCCTGTGCGCGCACCTGCTTCAGCGCGTCAATCGTGATCGGCTGATCGTCCGGCAGGCTCAGCGCCTTCTTGACCATCGAATTTGTCACGGCCTGGTTGCGCTCTGACGCAACCTGCTGCGTCGAAATGCGGCCCGCCAGTCCCTCCAGCATGTTGTTCATGCGAGACGGGTTCAACTGCGTTGGCGGCAGCGTGTAGCCGGCCTCCTGTGCCGCTTTGGCGGTCGCCAGTATCGGCGCGTCCTGCAACTGCTTTGCGGTTGCCGCAGCCTCGCGCGCCGCCAGCTTGTCGGAAAGTTTTCCGGCAAGGAAGCCGCCCGCCTTCTGGCCGGCAGCGCCAAGACCGCCGCCGATCGCGGCATTCAACGCCCGGTTTTCACCCTGCACGGTCGGCTGCAGTGCCCCCATGACAGCGCCTGTCACGGCCGCGCCCGCCAAGGTGTTGGCGCCCGGCACGAAGGCCGCCGGCACTGCGGCGGCAATGTTGCCGGCGATGTTGCCCGCCGTGCCGCCCGGCGCGTCAAGGATGGCTTGATCCTTGGCTCGAGACGCGGCAATGTCGGAATCCGGAACGAGGCCAAGCGCCTGACCGGCGCCGCGGCCGAAATCGACGACCGCCTTGCCGGCGCCGGTTAGCGCGTTCTGCCACCGCGGCTGATCCTTGAAATACTGCGTGCGCGCCGCCTCGCCGGCCGCCTCGACGTCCACCGCCTTGTTGCCGAGATTGCGCTGAATGGCGGCTTCAATCATGCGGTCATCCATGCTGTCCGGGAACTCGACGCGCCCCATGCCGGGAACTTCGATGATCTTCGGCATTATTCGATCTTCCCGGTCTGCGGGTTGTAGCGGCGCACCGCATCGGCTGCCGGCGGCTGCACGCCTTCCGGCTTGAGCGCCCGACCGGCCGCGGCACGCATGGCAACCTCTTCGTTCTGCCGTGCCGTCGCCTTCTGCTTGATGACCTCGTCGCTATCTCCGAATTGCGGGAAAAACGTCATGACCGCGCGGCTGTACTCAAGTTCAGGCAGGTTCGCGCCCGACCGCACGCGGTTGATGGAGTCGACCCACTGCCGTTGCGCCTGCACATATTTCTGACGCGCACCGCTAACGACCACGTTCTTTGCTTTGTTCCACGTGTCCGGGACGGCGGCTTCGGTTGCCGGCACACTGGCGCCGCCGGCCTTTTCGATCGACGCCAGCGTTTCCGTTGCCTGGCTCATGGACTTGAAGTACAGCCCGGCCTTTGCCTCAAATTCTGTCGGCGGCTTGTTGTCTGCGGCCGGCTTGTAAGGCGTCTCGCGCACGTCACCCTTGTTGCCGAACTGCACCATTTTCGTGTTGCCCTGCGCATCAACCACCGGGATCGGATTCGGGTAGTTATTGATGACAGAGGCCCCCGCCGCCGCAATCTTGCGCTTGGCATCCTGCACGCGCGGGTCAAGAATATCCGGCAGCGCACCGACGCCGGCAACCGGCCCGTCCGTCTCACCCGGGCGCATCCACACCTTCTGTGTGCGCAGCGGGTCTTTCGGGTCGGCGCGTTCAACCAGTTGCGGCTTGCCCGGCACGGAATACGCCGGCTGCAGCGACTCGCCGGCCGTGCGCGGCTTCTGCAACACGCTGTCCCCGGCAACGATGAAGTCGGGAGGCGCGTTCTTGGCCTTCATCTGGTCGAAGAAATACTTGATGGCATCCTGCGGCGACATGCGCGCGGCCTGCGCCATGTCGGGATTTGCCGCCACGAAATCCGCCAAGGCGGCGCGTGTCGCGGCGCGATCTTCCGCCTTCTGAGCCATTTCGGCTTGCGCCTGCTGCATCTGCATTTCCTGCAGCTTGCCTTGCTGCAACATCTGCTTCAGGCTCAGCATCTGCTGCGCCTGCGCCATCGGGTTGTTCGCCTCGCGGATCATCTGCGAGAGGCGCAGCGGGGCTTGCGTATCAAGCTGTCCGTAAATCGAAGCGTCGAGCGCCATGTCAGGCTCCGTATTTCCGCAGCAGTTGCGACAGCAACTGGCTTTGCTGGTAGTTGTTGATGCCACCCGTGATCGCGTTCGCCGCGCCCATGTAGCCAGACGTGCGGGCATTGGCGCCGGCAATGCGGCTCGCCGCCTGCGCATTGGCGCCGCCGGTCAGTGTGTTGCCGACGTTGGCCGCGTAGTTCGCGCCGGCATTGCCGAGCGTGGTTGCCGCCGTCTGCCCGGTGCCGGCGATGCCCGCCAGGCGGTTGTAAAGGTTCGACTGGTCGGTGTTGTAGCGGTTGTAGGCGTCCTGATAGGTGGTACTCGCCAGCCCTTGCCCGTAGCGCATCAGCTCCTTGAGCGTGCGCCCGCTGTTGAAGCCGCCACGCGCTGCCGCCGCGCGGTTCGCCGCCTGCTCGCCTTCCGCGAGCTGGAACCGATAGCCGGGATCGGCCTCGAAATCGGCGGCCCCGAACTTGCGCGTGAGTGCGCCACCCGGCGCCATCAGCGCCGCGAGTTGCGCCAGCGAGTCTTTGCCCGCCGTCAGCCACGGCATTTGATCGGCACGCGACAGGTCGAACTGCCGCTTGAGTTCTTCGAGCGCCGCCGCCTGCCCGGCTGCCTGCAGTTTCGCCGCGTCGCTCGCCGCGTCCGCCTGCTTGTTGCCGCTCCAGATCGACGTGCCGATGCCGGCAACCGTGCCGCCGAGGTTGAGCCAGTCAGAAAAGTTCATGCCGCCTCCGCTACCGCCGTCCCCGCCGCCCCCCGGGCCGGACGGGGTTGGTTTGATAAGTTCCTTGATTGACTCAAGGAATGATTTCCTTCCCGGATAATTTGGCGGCTGCCATTGGGTTGTGTCAGGTAACGGCGTGTCATAAGCGCCGTCTGGCACGAGGCTGGTTAGCCCGTCGCCGATATCGACCGGCAAATTCTGCATACCGTTGCGGATCGCGTCCGCCATCGTGAATCCGCCTGCTACCGTTGTCGCGCCCTCGATGCCGGCAAGCGACGCCGGCAGCGTCCAAGACCCGGCGCCTGCACCGACAGCCGGGATTGCCGTCTGCGCCCATGTACCCGCAGCCGGCAGAGAGGCCAGCCCGGTTGCGCCTTCTGCGGCAAGCGCACCCGCGCCGCCTGCGCCGCCGCCCGCAGCAGCGCCGCCCGCGCCACCGGACGCAGCGCCTGCGCCAAGCCCTGCCACCATTTGCCCGATACCCATGCCGACTGCGCCGAGGATCAGGGCCGGGGCCAGCTTGTCCATGAATGTTGTGTCGCCAGCCCTATAATTTTTTGATGGTAGGACTAGACCGACTCCCGGCACATATTGCGCACCGTTCAAACTTCTCCACGAATACTCGCCATGCGTTCTTAGTGGGTCTCCATGCTTTCCGACCGTCACAGGCGAATAACCATCCGGAATATATTCGAAGAGGTCGCCCCGCCCGGACGGACCTCCCAAATTCAGCCCTCCGACCTGTCCAAGCAGGTAGTTATCCCAATCGTCTCGGATTGCCTGCTGAATATCTGCCGGGAGTTTTGCGAGGTCCGGGTCAAGAGCTGCAAAGTCCACTTTCGACGGGTCCATCGCAGCCCATTCATAAAGCGGCTTCCCGGAAAACGGCATATCCCAATTTAAAATCGCTGCGGTGCCCTCCTCGGAAGATTCACCAGACAGGTTGATTCCGCGCTGGAACATGTTTTTGGCAAAATACGGCAGCGGTTTCCCGCTAAACGTCTTCCTGCCAGACGGGTCCGCATAAAACCCATCTTCTACACTTGGAAGCTCAAACCCGAGCCCAGTAGACATATCGAAGCCGGTTTTGGGCGAAGTCCACTGCGGCTCCTTGTATATGTTTTGCGCACTCCACCACGGATTGCTAAACGCAGAGCCTGCATTATTGATCGCCATGAATGCCCCTAAAACGTGGTTTCGTACCAACCGGAGATAAGCACGTCGCCCATCGTCGCCGCCCATGTCGGCGGATAGATGCGGTTCTGCGCCTTGTCGATGATGCCGTTACCGTAGGAGAGCGCGCCGCCCGAATTGACGGCGGCACAGATGTTGTCCTGTGCGATGAGCAGCGGCGGATTGCAGTAGGTCGTGCCCGCCGTGCTGGCAATCGTGCGGCTGCCGGTCGTCGTCAGCTCGATGGTGAACCAGACGCGACCGCCGAAGCGGAAGAACCGCCCGGCATACCCCACGTCGCCGGCGCCGCCGATCGTCAGTCCGGAGAAGACCGGCGTGTATTCGCCGTCCGTGATCTTCAGCTTGGCGAAGAACTGCTGCCACTCCTTGCTGGCGAGGTCCGGATTGCGCAACGGCGCGCTGTAACGACTCATAGCGCCTTACCGTCCATGTAGGCGCCCGTCATGACGACCTTGACCGGATCGGTGATCGATACCTCGAGCACGGTATCGGCCGCACACGCCACGCGACGCCAGCGCACACCGCGCCCGCGCTCGCCGATCTTGCCGACCGGCGCCCATCGTTCGACGGGCCAGGTATGCCCGCCGTCCTTGCTGACGCGCAGCATCATCTGTGGATCGCTACCCTGCCCGGTCGTGATGCCGACGCCGGTTTCCATGCCGATGACAAGCTCGTTCGTCTCGACCTCGTTTTCTTCGTTGAACGGAATCCGCCACGAACGCAGCACCTTGCGCGGCTGATCGTCGTAGGCGTATTCGTCAAGCTCGAGCGTGTAAATGCGGCCGTTGTCGCGGTGCCCGACAAGGTTCTTGCCGCCGAAATACGCATGGCATGACACCGGGTACGCCGTGAATTCGCCATCCGCGAAGCCGCCGCGCTCGTGCCACAGCGAGGTGGCCGCATCGAACACCCAACAGGCGCCGGCAGACGGGAACACCAGCACGTAGAACGCATGGCCTTCCTGCTGATAGCCGTAGGCGTAGGCATCGGACACGTCGCCGTATTGCTCGATGGCATAGCTCACGGCATGCGTGCTGATGATTTGCGGCTGATAACCGACGGCGCGCAACACGACGGCGCCGCCGGTCTTGTTCTTCGCCAGCCAGAACACCGAGTTGTCCAGCTTGACGGCCGAATGCACGGCCGCAATGCCGTGCTCGATGTAGCCGCCCTGCACGCGCTCGAACGGGAAGTCAGCGTTGCCGCTGTTGTAAAACACCTCCGTCGAGACTTCGCCGAATATCCACAACTCGCGGTGATCGACCAGCGGAACCAGCGCCTTGTCGGGGTCGCCCTCTGCCGCCGCGAAGTCCAGCGCCGCCCATGCCGTGAAGTCGTTCGACGCCGAAATGCGGAACGTCTGCGTGCCCGGATCGACGACGATTCCGTAGGTGTCCTGATAGGCGATGTGCGTGCAGCCGTTGGGAAAGTCCGGATCGGCAATCGTGGCGAACGTCGACGTGCCGAACGTCCATGTGTAGCCGGCAACGCCATCGACGATGGCAAGCTGCGTGCCGTTGTCCGCCATCGAAACCGGGCCGCTACCGCTGCTCAACGTGCCGACCGCCGTCGCGCCGCCGAATGCAACTGTCACTTGCCACAACTGGTTCCCGGCCACGGCGTAGAACTTCCCATCCGACCCGGCGATCATGCCGCGAATGCCGACGCTCTCGCCGAGGTAGTACAGCCTGCGCAAGCCGGGGCATCCGATCAGCGCGGCCGGTTCCTTGCCGCCCTCGGGGATCTGTTCCGGGTATGCATTGACGAGGCGATTCGCGGCGGCATTCGGGCTGCGCACCACATACGCACCGCCGAGGAACTGCGTCTTCATGCGTAGTAATTGCGCAACAGGTCTGCCAGCGTGTAGGCATAGGCGGACTGCGGCGATTGCACGCCCTGCCCGGCTTGCCGTGCGTTGCCGTAGGACAGCACGCGCTGCATGCCGCCTGCGACAGCAGGAACCGGTATGTTTGTATTTGTTTTCGGAGCCTGCCCCGTTGCGACCAGCTCTTCCCATCGGGTCGGTGTCCCTTGGGTTGCCCACGCTGGCAACGCCGGCATTGGGCTAAGTGGGGTTGCGTCATAAGAGTTTTGACCGCCGCCTGTCTGCCCGAAGCGGTGGCGCCGAGGATCTCGATCATCAACGGTTGCGTAATAAGAGTTTTGACCGCCGCCTGTCTGCCAATTTCCGGGCGCAGTCAGCGGGCTGACGGCACGCTGCGCGCCGCCATCGGCCGGCATCGCCGAGAAGTTGCCGAGCCAGTTTCCCAGCGAGGCGCGGCCATAGGTGCCGGGTCCGATGCTGCCCGGATCGTTGGGCTTGTTCGGATCAAACGCCTTCAATCCGCCGTAGTTGGCAGGGTCATACCACTGCCCGCTGGTGTTCTTCGCGCTGCCCTGGTAATAGTTGCCGTAGCCGTAGTCTTTGAAGAAGTCCGATAGCATTGACATCATTCACCCCTCGTAATGTCGTAGTAGGCACGCGCGCCCAAGTGCCCGATTTCCATGCACGCCACCGGGCGCGGCGAGTTGATGCGCTTGAGCGCACGCAGACTGTCGTCGGCAATCTTGAATACCGTCGCCGTGGCTTCCTTGCCGAACTCCGGCGCCAGCATGACGGCGAGATTGAAGGCAATCGCCTGCTCGTAACCGGCCGGCAAGCGCACCTCGTCAGCGACGTTGCTGTAGTTGTCGAACGGCTGCCGCAGGTCCAGCGTCAGCGTGCCGGATGACGGGACCGGATTCAGGGAGACGCGGCCATACGGCGATCCGCGCTCGAAATAGGCGACGCTCGGCAGACTGCCGGCGAGATCCTTCACCGCAATCGCCGCCCATTGCGGCTGATCGATCACCTCGACGCTGTATTCGGTGCCGCCGGTCGTGTAGCGGGCGCCATCGACCTTGACCGGCGTGACGGTATCGAAGGTCTGCGCCGGGCCGATGCTGTAGGAAGCCGCGCCGGTCAGTGTGAAATCGTGCGCCTTGATGGCGTAGATCGTCAGCCTGTCGTTGCGCCACGAGTCCAGCATGGCGTTAAGCGCCTCGACGGAATCGCTGTACTCCTGCGCGCTCGGCGTCTCGCCCTCGCCGATCACGCGGATCAGGCGCAGCGCGCGGCGGATGAGGTTGCCGACCGTTACGGTGCGGCCGGTGCCGGAGAGAATAATCGTCATGACAGCAACACCGAGCGCCAGGCGCCGTTGTAGATGTAAAAACGGTTGTTCGTGGTGTCGTAGTGGAAGGCGACACGCCCGGTCTTTGCCGTGGGTGCGCCGGTCGGAGCGCCGGCCGATGTCGTCATGTAGATGAAGCCGTTCGTTGCGTTGGTGGCCAGTGCCGCCGTTCCCGGCGCGATGTTGCCGTTCACGTCGATCTCCAGCCGCTGCAAGTCGCTGGTGAAGAATTGCGCCGGCAGATAGGCGCCGGTTCCCTTCTTGCTGCTGACGAACGCTACCTTCGTGGTGTCGATTGCCACCTGACCGTAGCCGGCGTTATCCGGGTCGGAGCCGTTATGCACCGAGAATCCGGACTGGTTGCCCGTGCCGTTCGGGATGATCGGGACGTTGGTAATGCCGTTCGTGGTCGTCGTCTGAATGCAGTGACGGTCGGTCAGTGCGGCTGCCGTGTAGTTGCCGCTGATCCTGCCGCCCGTGCCGGTGAGCATGATGCCTGTACCAGACAGCCCGCCGCTCGATGTGTCATCCAACAGCAGATCCACGATATTGACCGTGGCATAGCCGGACTTGACGATGGCGAGATCGTAGCGACCGTCCTCGGCGTAGAACTCGAACAGGCCGTTTGAATCGGTCGTTACCGGGTTCGTCGTAATCGTCGATCCGTTGTCTTCATACAGGGTGGCAAGAACCGATGTCCCGGCCTCATAGACGAAGACGGAAGCGCTTTGTATTGCGCGCCCTTCCTTGTCCGCTGCGGTGTTGAAATATTTCTGCATCGCTGCCCCTGCGAGTGAAAAGAAATGGGGCGGATTTCTCCGCCCCGAAATGCCTACTGCTTAGCCGTCGTTGTGCACGCGATAGGCCAACTGCGGACGAACCGCTTTGTAGCCGTACAGCACGTCAAGACGGCAGGGGAAAGAACGGTCCGAGATGCTGAAGTCGCGGACAAGCGAGACGCTGATGCCATCAACCACTTCACGGCGCGCCCAATCGGTGCCGTCCGGAAGCGGCAAGTCAGCCGTGACAAATGCGAACGCGCTCTTGTGGAACGCGAGCGATTGGCTCAGGGTTTCGCTTGCGCCCGCGCCGACCTTGGTGATCGCCGCATTGTCTGCAGGCGACCCGGACACGTTCTGCTTCGCCCCGGAGGTAACGATCGCCGGAGAGATGGCAAGCGAGGTCGCAGACGCGCCGCTGTTTGCAGTAACCACGAACTGCTGCAGGTCGGAGGTTGTCGCCTTCGTCTCGGGATGCACGCGGAACACGCCGGCAATGGTAATCACATCGCCCTTGAGAAACGTGGTTGTGCCGGTATCGACAACCAGCGTGGATCCGGCCTGCGATGCGCCATTGACGAGATAGCCGGTGACCTTCGCGGCGGTACCCGTGGTGTGCGGAACGAGCAGCGTGTTCTCGTACATGGTGAAGCCGGAGGTGCGGCCGATGATCCCCTCGCGGTACTGCTGCTTGATGTTGTCGCCGTCGTGGAACAGCCCCTTCGTGTCCTTGCGGAACTTGTTGCAGTGGTCCGGCGTCATGGTCATGAACCGATCACTTTGCGGAGCAAGCATTTTCGTCAGGCCCGTCGTTGCGTCGGAAACGCTGTTGAAACCGAACGCAACGGTATCGCCATCCGCCAGGTTGTAAACGTCCTGATACATGCTCAACGCGTCCGCTTCGATGGCCGAGGCAAGAACGGACATTGCCGGCTCGATGATCCGCGAAGAAAAATCGTCCAGCGAAAGCGCGAGTTCGGACGACGTGAAAGACATGTCAACGCCCTTCACGGTCGAAACCGTCAAATCGACGCTGCTTTCGCTGGTGTCCTGCGCGGACATGGTAAGGCCCGTGCGAACCGTGTACTCGTTCGGCATGCGGATTTTCAGGGTGGGGCCGAACTTGCCCTTTACCGTTGCGCCGCCGTTCTTGTACGAGTCGTCATATTGACGGTCGCACGCGCCGACGAAATTGAGTTTCTGATGCAGGATGCGCGCAGATTCGCGGGTCACTGCGGTCGGAGTGAGGAGAGTGTTTGCCATGATTAACGATTCCTAACTTGTGCCGCCCTCATTGCCAGCCATTCGTCGGTACTCATCCGGTCCGGGTCTTTCGACGCCGAGCCTTTGCCGCCAACGGGCTCGACAGGCTTGGGGGCAGCTGAAACAGGTTTCTTGACCGGCTCGGCTTCGAGCTTTGCCTCGATGCGTCCGAGCGCACGGAGTGCGGCAGTGGGAGACATGCGCGTGATCGCCTGCGCTTCCTCGCTGTGTTGCGCGAGGTAGTAGGCGATGCGCGGTCCGATGTCGGACTCGAAAATCGCGTGTGTCATGGCGGGCGTGGGGATGAAATCCCCGCTCTCGATGACCTCCTCGAAGTCCGGCGTGCTCGACTGGAATTCGCGCAGACGCGTGGAAAACCGCTCCTGCATCTGCTGCTGCATCTGGGCCTGCTGACGTTGCGTCAGGTGCCCGTTGACGGCATCGGCGGCGTTTCGCGTGGCGCGATCCGTCACCCAAGTGTCGCGGGCTTCCAAATACCTGTCGAAGCTGTCGAACTGCTCGAGCTTCGGCGGTCCGTCGTCTCGCGCCTGCTGCTGTTGTGGCGCCTGCTGTTGCCGCAGATACGCAAGTTCGCGTTCTGCTGCCTCAGCCCGCGCCCGCTCGCGGTACTTCTCAGCGGTCAGGCGATTGATGCGACGTTCTGCCGGATCGACTTTCGGCTTGCTGTCTTCCTGCTGCTCTGCGGGGGCCGGGTCCGCGTGTTGCTCTTCGGCGGTCTGCGCGTTTTCGGGCAATACATCGCCCTCGGGCTGCGCGCCCGAT